ATAAGCATCGACTTCATTGTAATTAACTGGTTTCTCAGGTTCTGTTGGCTCCTTCAACGAAGTCTGCTGAACTCCCATAGGGGTTTGTCCTGCAGGTTGTCCATTGGAGAGCTTTGCTTCTAGGCTATCGAGAACCTCTGGATTTTGACGTAACATTTGCTCAACAGGAGCCATGCTATTTCTATAATAATCCAGTTCTTCTCTAAGACCAGATAGTTCACTCTTGGCTTTATCAGCCTGTGACTGCCAGTACTCATACCTATTAGTGTCTTCTTTTGGGTCAACACCGTTTTCTGTGGTTTGGTTAATTGGTGCTGCAACCTCTTTCCCTGTAACAGGGTCTAAGTCAACATTAGGGACTGTTTCAACTTGAGGTGCTTCAGCAGCAAACTCTCCTTGAAACATTTCCACATCCTGTGTAGGTGCAGAACCAGCATCAACTACTTCCAAATTATCCATTTTCTTTTTCCTTTATTTGCGATTTGGTTAATTCCAGCAACCGCTTCCTCAATTCTTTATGTTATTATATAACATTTCTAATAGACTAGGTGATTCTTGATAAACTCTTGAAGGTCTAGTATAAACAGAATCAGCATCCATAACATTTATTTGTGGTGCATAACTACTATTGTAATAGTCTGTAAACATACCTCTTCTAGGTTCTTGTGTATGATGTGGTAATTGACCAACATACAAAGAATCACCTTCTATATCATAATTGTATACACCTTTAGTTGTATACTCTGGTGGTGTATAATTATAATATCCTCTAAATAATCTATCTAAAAAACTACCCATATTAATCTTCTATACTTAATATAGTTTCATTCATCTCTCTCTGTGGGTTATTATCACTCACAGCAGAAAGATCTTGCTTTGCATTCTTTAACTCATCTGACAATCTAGATTTGTATAACTGTTGAGCCATTTCTACTTTAGCTTCTGCTTTAGCAAGTTTCTTTTCAAATTCTTTTACTTCTACACGCTTTCTATCATGTAGTGATTCCCTCTGTGCAGTTTGTAAATCACCTTTAAGTCTTTTAATCTCTTCAGCTTGAGCTTGCACTTGACCTTGTAGTTGTTGCATTTGTCCATTTCTTTCTAAGACACCTTCCATATCTGCAACATCAGTTTGTTTTAATAACTCTATTTGGTCAATCAAACCAGCTTGATACAACTGCATGTAGTACTCAAATCTTCCCCATCTATTACTTGGGAGTGTAGAGCCAGATAAAACTATAACATCATACTTTCCTATAGTTATATCATTTATTTTTCCTACAACATTTCCTATATCATCATACATAGGACTATTAAGTACAACTTCTCTTGGTTTATTATTAGGTTGCATAAGTCTTAATACTTTTTGGTCTGTATATACAAACTGCATTAAACCAACTACAACTTTAGCTAATTGATTTATTCCTTCTTCTATATCATCTCTTTTAGATTTAATACGTCTTTGACCATATTCATCTAAAGCAACTGTGCCTTTAAAAGTTTGTGGTGCAGCACCCATGTCGCCCTGCATTAAAGCGTATATACCAAGGATTCGTTCTATATCTGCTTTCGCATCTGCCTCATTTTTATATAATTCATTAGGCAAAGGTATAGGGGAAGCAACTATTGGACTACCTAACTCTGGGTCAAACTCTATGACCGCTGTTCCAGCTCTACCCCAGTCTTGTTCTACCTGCTGTTTGTTTACTGCACCACGAGGGATTAATAATTTTACGTTTGTACTACTTGATGCATGTGCAATAATTAGTGAACGTATTTTATTTATATACTCTTGCAATCCTTTTACTAGTCTTACATCAGACATAGGATAAGGATTACGATTAAAACCATTCATAAATGGTACAATTGGATACTCTTCTATTGGTAATATAGCTTCATAAAGCATGTAGTCACCAACAGTAACACATTGTTTAATATTTGTTATTTCTATTTCATTTACCATTATCTTATTAGAATCAATAAGGTGGTCTTTTGATGCTATATCAATATGAGTAGTAGAGTTTGGAATAGAACCTTCATGCTCTTCTCCTGCCATTGGCATTTGTTGACCTGACATAGGGTCTATCATCATATGAAATGTATCTCCAAACTGCTCATGCATTTGAACATAACCCCTTACATCTTTTTCAGCTGTAATTATTTGAGGCTCTTGGTCTGCAGTAGTAAGTATTACTACCTGCTCATTTTTATAATCTTCATATTCTTGTATGTTATATACATACTCCTCATTACTATAAGGGTCATAAATTTTAAAATAAGGCATACGTACTTTTGTATACCTTGTAAACATTTCTAGCTCTCTATCTCCTGTAATTTCTTGTCCAGCTATTCTACTCTTAACTGTAACATCTTCAGAAAACAAAGAAGTTCTGCTTTCTGTAGGTATGTTAATATAACTAGTTTCTTGAACTTGTTTTATTTGCTCTTCATATTCTGGGTAATATTGTATTAACTGAGCTTCGCTCATTAACTTAGCTACTAGTATGTTACTAGAATCTCTAGCAAAGGGATCTTTACTGCTAGGGTCAAAGTATACTTCAAGAGGGTCTATAGATTTAAGACAAACTTCACCACGACCAAAGTCTTTATCTGGGTCTGTATATGCCATCATAACTCCCATGCCTTTAACATAGTAGTCATCGATGCATTGCTTGAGTTCTACGTTGCCATTTGAATTATCCCAGACGTAGGACATCAAGTCAGAAAATAAACGACCAACTTCTGTATCGCTGGTTTCTCTGGCAGTTGACTGAAATCGTGGTTTATTAGCAGAGAGCATTGCTTTTGCTTGCTCTACTGCAGAAAAAATTACATTTACTACAATTGGTTCTTGAGCTTTATTGCGTAAGGTATCTGCTTGTTTTTTTGTCCATTGTTTACCATTACGAAACTCATTATCCTCTACAGCTTGCTTTGCCCAGTTTTCTCTGGCAGAGCTATATTCGCTTAAAAGGTCTTGTGTTAATTGTACTTCTGGGTCTTTATTAGAGTTGTTATTGTGCATAGAGTTAGGTTTTTAGTTACTTAAACTATCATTATTAATAAAAAGTTCCATATTAAGATGTTTTCCAATCATAGCTCTTTGCAGCAACTTTGCTGCTAGATTGCTTTTTTTCTTTTTCTACTACATGACTAGGAGCATAACATTTCTTCATTGCATAGTATAAACCATCTAATAAATCATCATGTTTGCCTCTAGGATATAATAGTAATTCATCCTTTAATGCTAGTTGGTCTTTTTTAATGTACATTCTTTTTTGTGCAAAATATGGCTCCATTGTTTCTAGTCTTGAAGATTTACTTGTTCGTGGAGACTCTTTTATTTCTAATCCACTAATAAATAAATTTTCTTCTTCTGTTCTTTGTCTCAGGTATTCTCGTAGCATTTCCTGATAACCTACAGATTCAATACGTACTTTTACAGGTTTGTATAGTTTAAAATACTCTATGATGCTTTCTGCTAAATTCATAGGGGTTGCTCTTTTGCGGTAGTATTCTAGAACATACCTGTTGTTTTTATTATCAACTGCTATAGGCATAATAACACTATAGTCAGCTGTCTTGCGTATTGAGGATGCAGGGTCAACCCCCATAAAGACGTTTACTGGTAACTTGCCGTTCTCAGTTTTTAGATAATGTTGATTATCATCATCTATTTCTAATTTATAGTCATGGTATTGTATATACTCTTCTTTGAATAATTGGTCTTCATCTCCAACTATCTTACATAGATATTCTCTATAAAATACACTTACTCTTGCTATTGACTCTAATTCTTCTTTTTTTTGTTTTAATTTTTTTATAGGTTGCCAATCTTCCCATAAGGCTATTTCATTATCCATGTCTGGACTAAAATGCATATTAACCCATCCCTTCATTTGTTTTAGTATCTCTACCATGCAGCGTTGATGCTGCGGTGTACCAATAACTATTATCCTGCCTTTAGTAGGATCTAGTGAAGGAACTGCTGATTGCAATAGCCATCTAAGGTTTTGCTCCATAGCTTCTGCAGTTTTAGTATTGTTTTCGTCTTCTGGGTCATCTACAATAATTAATGTAGGTCTTTGACTACCCACCTTAATACCTCTAAGCTGTTGACCTGTACCTTTACATATTATCATAGAACCATCTTTTAATTCTACTTCAGACTTTGCCCATTGTTTAGCACTATGTTGTCCCCAGTATCCATAGATAGCTCTAAATGTTTCGCTATAATCAAGAACGTCTTTTATTGTACCTAATAATTTTATAGCATGGTCTTGGGTTCTGGATACTAGGACTATTAATTTACTCCCCTCGTGATGCATAAGGTGGTACAAAGGGTAGACACCACCAACAATGGAGGATTTTGCATGACCACGAGGGGCAATGATGTTTACTTGTTTGGAGGCATTATCAAGTAAAGCATCAGCAATCTTATAATGAAAATCTGGTGAAGGAACTGTAAACATATTTGGCATTATAATCTTACCAAACATTATCATGTTCTTCTTTAATTTATTTACTACTAACTTTTTATCTTCTGCCACGCTTTTTCTTTTTTGGTTTAGGGCATGTTGTTATGTTATGTATTTTAGTTTCTTCATAATTACCTGTTTTTAGACCACAATGTTTATGGTCGCCACAATCTGTAGCAAATGCACACATCTTATCTATAATAGGACAATGTGCAAACATTAATAATGCTCATCATTCCACAATAATCCATATGTTTCCATTTCTTTTAATGCATCTATAGCTACAGAAGAAAGAAACTCACCATCACTATTAGGCATTGCAGATATAACATGCAAAGCTCTTATAGCTACCTCTAGCTGGTCTTCCATGATATTAGCATTTACATGCTCATAGTCATCAGGACTCTTGGGGATGCTCATTTGTTTCCTCTTTTCTTTGTAATGTTAGTTTATTTTCTTCCATTGCTATCGTATCAGCTATTTGTTTAGTAACATCTATCTGTACTGTATCTGTTAATACCTTTTTACTAGGTTTCATCTCTAGTAAATCCATTATTGCATCGTTTGCTTTTAGAAAATTGTTAACATCACCTTTACCTTCAGCCATATGTAATGCTCTTAATAGGTTATCTAAGGCAAATTCTTTATTAATACTCTTTTCAGCCAATAATTCTTTTAATTTTTGTTCTACCATGTCTTTTGATACCTTTTGTTTTAGAAATCTTCGTACTGTTGCTGCAGGGATCTTCTGGTCAGGTCTATATATCTTACCTAACTTATCAAAATCTACTTTATCTCCAGATAATAGCATATTAGCATATGTATTTATAGTATTTTTTGCTCTTGTAGTATTAATCTCTTGTTGTTTCCAATCTTTTGCAGGATTTGTCTTAGAATAACACTCATATGCATGATTTAACTCAAATTTTATTGTAGAAAATGAACTACCCCATCCTACACCACATGTTAGCTTAATAAATGTCTTAGTATTACCATTTTTATCTGTATAATCCTTTCTAGACACGCATTCACTAACATAATTGTCATCTGTCAAACCCCAGTCACCAGTATCACACTCTTTCCAGTATAAATATTTAATATTTTTATCATCTGCCTCTTGTTTTGTATAAACAGGGTATTCTGCAGTCTTTCTATTAATTCTTCGTTTTATTTTTATCATGTTTTTCCCTAGTAACAGTTACTAATTAGTAACAGTTACTATATAAGTAACTTATATATAATATACTATATACTTTAATCCATACTCTTATCAGATTTATTGTTATATCCATGTTTTTGCTCAATAATACGAGTAATTATTTCATATTCAGCCTCTAATTCTTCTGTAGACATGTTTATTCTATCTAATAAACGCTCATATTCTGCATCAGTCATAGAAGATTCTTCCCATTTACCTGTAACCATGTTAAATACTTCGTAAATTCGCTTTTTCTTACCCATGTCTTTTTAAATTAGAGTTCTATGCTATGTCAATTCAACATAAAAATAGTATAATATGTTCCAATACTCTTATTCAACGAGATCTAGAATGTGTATGCTTGGTATTTCAGTTATGTACCCCCACCTATGTTGGGTTGTATGGGTTAGATTTGGTTGAGTTCAAACATTTCGTTTAATTGTGTTCGCATTGTAGTTTCTTGTGTGCTACAATGCTCACCCCCTATATCTAATCCCACCCATGCTGAGAGGGCATGCCCCGTTGCTTTACGCAACGCCCCTTGCCAGCTCTCGCATGATAACCTAATGTGTAGAGTGTGTGGTGCATATACTATAATCCTTACATATTCTAAGAGTACTGAAGTTACGTTGAAAACTTTCCCTCCTACTTTAATCCCTCTATCTATAATCTTTTTATAACATAACATGGAGTATAACATGAATCAAAAACCAATATATATTAAAATGGTTGTAAAACTAATAGATGATAGTATCAGAGATATACATAAGCAAATAGATAGTATACAAAGTATACCTAACTACTTTGACAATAAAGATTATCGTAATGATGTTACTCATCTTAAAGGTAGAATTGTAGGTCTAGAGAAAATACTAGAAAAGATAGATATCTTATTCTAATATATTAAATGTCTCTAAATCCCTCTATCTATAATATATAATCAATAATAAAACGGAGTGAAGTATGCAAAAAGATAATACTAAATCAAAGTTATTAAATGCTGATATCTTAGCTAATAATTGCAAAGAACCATTACATAATCACCATGACGGATGCCCATCATGTGATAATGTAGATGTTGAATATCTTCAAAGATTAGTCAAAGAGCTTCAGCATAGATGTAATCA